AGGAAATGTTTGGTTTGCTATATTATAATCGTGTTGAGCCATGTGTTCTCCTTATAGTTTATTTGTTTTGTTTTGGCAATTAAATTGCTCTACCTTGACCATTTGCAACATAATCAAAGGTTCTACTTATAGTTGATCCGCTTGAGTTAAAAAATTCAATCGTAAAGCCAGTTGCAGATTTACTCGTTATGGTAAAGAAATCTCCTGTTGCAAGATTTTGAGCTGCAATAGTGACTGAAGGTTCTGCAAAAAAAGCAGTTCCAAATGTTACAGCTTTTCCAGCCGCATCTGTTCCTGAAACTATGTTTTGTTGTCGATCAGTTCGTTCCATCATAAATAATTTAACCTGACAATTGTTTACTTTTGGTGATTGATGTGCAACAGAACTTGTAAGCTCTAATTTAAATTTTGCAAATCTAAACTCATAATTACCATCTTGAAAAGGTGTGAAGCTCGTATAAGTACTATTATCATCAGAAGTAGATATTAATAACTTTGCGTCCATTTGCGGTTGTCCAGAAGCATCATCAAAATTACCTTGTGCTGAATCAAATAAACCTCCAGCATCATCAAAGCTACTTACTCTGTCAATCATATCAACATTGAGAAATGATGAGACTCTTCCTTGAAATTTAGAGGCTAAAGAAAATTGATTTGCAAATTCATAACTTCCTGATGTTTCAAAACCATCAACCTCATCAAAAAAACCACCTTGATCATCAAAATCACCTGAAACACTATCAAAACTTGTAATTTCTTGACCTTGAAGAAATAATGCTCCATCACTTACTGCAACATCTGTCTTAGTGCCAGCAAAACTAGTTTCTTCTGTTAAAGTTTGTTGTAAATTCTGGCCAGCAAAAGTGCTTATTGTTCCAATGACTGAAGTAGCTGTTACAGACTCATGTCCTAGTAAATCAACTGCTTTGATAAAGTAAGTTCCAGCTTTAGCTGGTACGACAACTGAATTTGCTGGTGGACTTATCTTATCAACTAATAATGTTGTATTGACATAATTAGCACTAGAAGTAACCGGGGTATATCTTATAAAATAATGACTTAAATCTAAATCTGTACTTGGTGTCCATTCTAAGACAGCGACTTGATCTTGAAAATCTATTCCTAGATTTGATACATTCGCTGGCGGATCACTCGCACCAATGACAAAATGATCTTGAGTTACGAAAGCCGATTTGTAACCTAATGAATTGATGGCTCTTGCTCTTACATTGTAAGTTGCTCCGCTTTCAACAGGAATTTCTCTTACTGTTGCATTGGATATACCAGCACTCTTATAAATTGTATCTGTTGATTTTTTATAAACTACCTCAAACTTATCAACAAAAAAGTCAGGTGAACCTCGAAGTGTAACAGTCATTATGACATTTATATTGCCCTCAGTTACATTAACAAGTTCATCAGTTATAGACGATATAGTCGGTGCATTGACAACTTTTGGATTAGGTAAAAAAGTAGTCGGTGCTGAAGCCTGTTGGATTTTTGTGTTATAAGTATATACACTAGCAACATACTCAACCGCATCAATTCCAACACTTCCAGCAACAGACAAAGATACCTTAGTCACTAAAAAATTTTTTTCACTAAAACCCATACCAGTATGTGTAATTGCAAAAATATCACCGACTGCTAATTCTTGAACTTCTGAAGTTGCAATAAATTGTATGCGTAAACCAGTCCTTGATCTTTTCAACACTAACTCAGCTAAATCTTCAGCTTGAAAAAAATTAGTAGTTGTTGGTAAATTAATGTTTAAATGTAACTCTTGATTATTGTCAGAGGATAACATTGTGCTATATTTAAAATCACTTGCTACATTAGTATCATCAACTGGTGGGTAGATAGCTTCCATAGTTTGATAATTATGATCCTCGTCAGGAAAACTTGCGATTACTCTATTATACTTTTCGTTTTTGTTTTCACCTATGACTTTAATACTTGAAATTATCATATCCTCTGTAACTGTCATAACTGATGAGCCAGTACCTTCAACTTTGACTGAATATTTGCCACCTGAATATGTAAAGAAAGCTCTAAAACTAGAGAGCAAAAACTGAACATTATTTAATATTTTAGTGTTACTTCCTAAAGCCGCATGAGTTTCAAACAAAGGCTGTGAACTCGCACCAGAAAAAGGTGTTACTGATGTATTACAAACTGATGCCGCAGTTGTAAAACTTGAGGTATCAATATCATCTGATGACAAACCTTTACCATATCTTACCCCAGTTAAATAATCGTGAAGTATAAGTGCTGGATTTTCTGAATAAGCAAAAGATGATCCGCTTAAATTTGTATTGATGAGTTTTCCTCTAATAACAAAGTTTATTTTAGGGATTCCATTAAAAGCATCTGAGTTATATTTAAATCTAAAACCAGCATGACATATTCCCTTTCCCATATGATCACCAGTCCAACCTAAAGACTTGATAGATTGAGGATTTTGAAAAGAATTTATAGTTTTTTCGTAATGATAACCTTCATCTGTTCCATTAAAAAATTGAAAATTTGTTAAAAAATGAGTGGTTTCAACTCCGTCTTGCTCCTCAACTGCTGAAAATGCCGGGTGATCAGTTTCAATTGATAAACCAGAAGTATTAGTTGGAGATGTGGTACTTACTCCGCCTGAACTCATACTTTCAATCAAAGTTGTTGTTCCAAATGTAGAATCTGACCCAGTAAATGTTGCGTAGAGTTCATCATCAATAAATAACTCAGTAAACCTTGCAACTTGTCCCTCACAAAGAGCCATAATTACATACAAAAATTCATTATCGTTTGAGGTTGCTATCCAAACTATGTTTCCACCAATCCTTCTTGTACCATAAATCAAAGGCAATGATACATCACTTGCTCGTTTATTTAGCAACAAACCTTGAGTACCTAAAGCACCAACCTCTGAGTCTGGCAAATTCATTTCTGGTAATTCAGGAACTTCAGGAATGATCCATGAAACAACTTCCTCTACAACATCACTTGCAAAATCTACAACTTCATCGACAACATCAGTTACAGCATCTATAGCATTATCTATAAAATCGCCTATTGCTCCCATTTAAACTCCATCTGCAAAAACATTTCCTATTTGTCTTAATCCTAATTTTTTATAAAAATCTGCTTTTCTTTCTAAATCTTTTCCATCTAAAGTGCCTAATAAACAAGGTATCATTTTTCTGTTTGCTATGTTTTGAAAAGATTTAACTAAAGAATTTGCATTTTGATAATTTCTCTCTTTTTTACTTATAAAGAAAAAAGCATCACCTAAATATTTGTTGTGTGAAAACCACCATCTTCTTTCTTGTCCTCCTATAGCTCCAATTATTTTTTTATCTTTTTTTAGTAATATACAAAGTTCTTTATCAACAATTGGTTTTATAAATTTACTCATCAAAAACTTATCATAAGGCGGATATAAAGTTTCTGCTTCATCGTGCATACCAATAAGGAATCCAACTAACTCTGGTATATCTGAAACTTCAGCCTTGACTAAACTACTGCTGGTCAGTTGTCTTTCCCCACTCAAGATCAGTAATTACTGCTGTTGTAAATTCAAAAAATTTATCTCCCTTAAAAAAAATTTGTTGAGAGTTATCATTTGTTTTTCTACCTTTTTTCATTTCAAAGTTTGACCAATGATTAGCAATATTAATAGTAAGTTTACTTGAAGTGGTTGTCTCGTTTATATTATATCCTGAAATATATCCTACAAAATAAGTATAAGGATTATTTATCAAAGCACCTGAGTCATTTAGATAAGCACGAAATATTGTAACTGGTTGGTGCGTATGATTATTATTTAAAAACAATGAAATAAATGATTGATCTACACCAGTTAAAACTAAATCTACTTGAGCTGTTGATAATGTATTTGTTTCTGTAATACTTGGAACTTGTAAAACATCACCGCTAGCAGAATAAGTGTTGCTATCAAAAACGACATCAAAATAAGCAGTCGTTCTAAAAAATGTTGAACCTCCAATAGATAATTGAATTAAATATATTTGGTCTAAGTGATCTGTTGCAAGTTCAGTTTTTAGATCTGAATGTAAACCTCTACTCATATCACTTCAATCAAATCCATTTCATATCTAAATTTTACATCATTTGGCAATTGTATTTGTTGAATATCGTTCTTCATTGCTACTGTGAAGGTAACACTATCATAAGAAACAGCCTCATCATCTACTAATGCTGTAGTCAAGGGTGGTTCAATTGTTACAGTAGCCGCATTGCTTGATGAGGTAACATCGCTCACAACCATATAAACTTTGTTATGATTAGCAAACTTAATATAATCACCAGCTTTAAATCTTCCAGCACCATCAGAAGCAAATCCGTCCATAGCTATTGTAGTATCGGCAACAGAATGAGAACCATTGACTAAAACAGTTCCGCTTTCAGTTCCTAATGAGTCATCAAATATAGGTGGAGTATATTGGAAACTTTCTTTTCTACCTCTTTGTTGAGTTATAAATGCAAAGATTGGGTTAAAATCTGATCTTGCCATTGGAGGGAATACAACTCTCATTCCCCACCTTTGATTTTGTAATTGTCTTGATTGCCTTCGACCACTAATGGAAGTTGAGACTAAAGTGGTTTGATTATTAGTTATTAAAACACTTGCCGCAACTGGGCTTGTAGGAAATGTTCCACTCATACTAATGCTGTCCTTCCTTTATCATTTAAAGCTGTGTTTACCATGTTAATTATCTGACCTCTGCGTCCATCAAGTAATTCAGCAAAGCCTCTTTGATCTACTGTGTTAATATTGAAAGTAACATTAGTAACTCCGCCTAATTGATTATTTGGAACTATAGTCCCAGCAGAATCAGGTACGAATACTTCTGCACCTCTCTCACCTACAACAGAAGGTCTTCCGATTGGTGGTCTACCACCATCTGCAAACAAACCACCTAAAATTGATCCAATAGCTGAACCAGTTGAACCACCAGCAACAAAACCTAAGACAGAACCAATCACAGAGCCTTTTGAACCACCACCTCCAGCTAACATATTCTGTTTTGCAAGTGCCGCATTTGTTCTGTCAATAGATGTTGCTAGAGCTACTTGTGATGCCGAAGCAATGGCTGATGATTTTGAAAAATCATCTAATGCTTTTGCGGTGTCTTTTGATCCATCTTCTTGATTTTTAAATTTATCGTTTATAAAATCAATTATTCTTCCTAAAAATGTTGCCATCAAAATAGCTTCTAAGATAGAAGATATAAAAAAAGTTACTATAGAAATACCTACATTTTTAAATACATCTCCCATTGATTGACCAGTAACTATCGCCCTTGCTAAAGCATCAGTAAAACCTCTAACTGCTGTATTTGATTTATCTAATGCAATACTAAGATTATTTTTTATGATGTTTGAGAATGTTCTTAATTCTGTTACTGCACCTCTTACACCATCATTTGCAAATTTTTGTAATAATTTGTTATATCTATGTAATTCTATACCACCTTCTTCAAATGTTTTTTTTGCTAATAAAAATGCAGAATTAAGATTTTTTTGTTTTAAAATTGAAGAATCAACACGATTTATATAATCTCTTAAAATTTCTCCAGCTTCGCTTATTTCTTTTGCTGTAAGATCAATGTTACCTGAAAAATCATCTGCGGCATCAGCGGCATTATTTAAAGAATCTTCTCCTATTCCTAATTCTTTATTAAGTTCTGCAAATTCCCTCCTTGCAGCATCTATAATTAGAGCAATACCACCTACTTTTCCTTTAACTTTTCCAGTTAATATTAAAATAATACCAAGCAGTATTTCTGTTTCTTTAAAATGTTTATTTACTTTTTCAAGTGCTGTACCTAAAGTATCTAAGGCTGTTGCTAAAACTTCACCTGTTTGCCTTCCGAATTCTTTGATTTCTCTTTCATTTTGTATTAAAAAGTCTTGAAGATCGCCTAGTTGTGTTTCTAATTCATCAAAAAAACCTTCAGCAACTCCAGCTTGAAATAAGAAAAATATATCTTTTAAATTACTAACTTTACCTTGCACAGTATTTGCAAGGTCATTCATTATAGTTCCAAATTTTCCACCTGAGCCAAATGCTTCATTTAATCCTTTTATTGATTCTGAAACACTTGTTCTAACACCAGCCTGAAAACCAGCCATTGCAGTAACACCACGATCTCTAAATGTATCAGCACTTGCAATACCAGCACTAAATGATCTTTGTAATTGCAATGAAGCTAACTCAAAATCGCCACCTAAAATTACTGCTGTGTTACCAGCTATTGTCAAAAGCTCTTTAAAAGAAACTCCAGCTTGTTCTGCTCTTTCTTTGACAGTAATAAGTGATGTAACACCTCTCTGAATGTCAGCTAACTCAAAAGGTGTAGTTGCCGCAAATTGTGTTACTTCATTTAATACTTTTCTTCCAGCTACAGCAGAACCAGTTAATGACTTTAATTGAACCTCTAAATTTTGTATTTGAATACCAGCTTGAATAAAACCCCTTAAAACTATACCAGCACCTAATGATACAAAAGCTGTTTTCAAACTGAAAACTGATTTTTTAAGCCTTGCTAGACCTTTATTAGAACTATCTATTGCTCGTTTAGTTTTATCTCTTGCTACAATATCTATGGCAACTTTTTTTGTCATTTATCTCCTACGCATTTTTGCTTGGTTTTGTGCTTTGTTTCTTTCAATTCTTTCTTTCTTTGCTTTATCATCAAGATATGCAATCCATTGTAAAAACTCCTCATAAGGCATTTTTAACAATTCAAAGACTGGTATCTTTAAATAATCAGCAAGATCAAAATATGATTGTAATTCTGTGTCGTTAGCTATTTTTTTTTAGCTTCTTCGTAAGATGGAACAGTCATGCAATCGCCAGCAACCCTAGCTACTACATCTGGGTCAGATTTTTTCATCAAAGCAAATTTATCTTCTAATGTAAAATGAGGATTACCTTCACCATCTTTTGCTAACCAGATTAGAGCATAGACAAGAGCTTCAACTTCGTCTTTTTTTGTTTTATCTAAAATCTTTTTCTTTTGCTCTAAGGTAATAGGCTCAACAAATATTTCTAAATTATCCCATTCAGGAACAATTATTTTACGAGTTTTATAATTATTAAAATGCTCTTTAACTTTGTTGATTGCTTCGCCCATACTCTAATCTTTAAGTTATTTCTTAGTTTTTGTCAAATTATACTGTGCTTCTACTTATCGCACCATTGATCTGACATGAAATAGACAATCTTATAAGATCGTCCATTGTAACTGAAACAGAGTTACTAGTTACGATAACTGGTACTGTAAACAAGAAATCTCCACTATCTGCACCTTCTGG